GCCTGCCCATCTGCGTGGTGGTCCGCGTGCCCGATGGCGAAGGCGCCACCAACGAAGAGAAAGCCGCCAGCCTGACCAGCCATGTGATCGGCGGCGTGGCCGAGGACGGCAGCTACACCGGCATGAAGGCCCTGCTGGCGGCCCAGGGCAAGCTGGGCGTCAAGCCCCGCATCCTGGGTGCCCCTGGCCTGTCCACCCAGCCTGTGGCCACCGCCCTGGCCACGCTGGGCGAGCAACTGCGCGCCATGGCCTACTGCGGCACCTACAAGGACACCGTGGGCGATGCCATCCTGTACCGCGGCGAATTCGGCAAGCGAGAGCTGATGCTGATCCACGGCGACTTCCGGCGCTGGGACACCGTGGCCAATGCCACCGTGGACGCCTGGTCCGAGGCCTATGCCCTGGGCCTGCGCGCCAAGATCGACCTGGACCAAGGCTGGCACAAGACCCTGTCCAACGTGGCCGTCAACGGCGTGACCGGCATCAACAAAGACATCTACTGGGATCTTCAGAACCCCGCCACCGATGCCGGCCTGCTCAATGCGGCCGACGTCACCACCCTTATCAACAAGGACGGCTACCGCTTCTGGGGCAGCCGCACCTGCAGCGACGAGCCCCTGTTCAGCTTTGAATCGGCCGTGCGCACCGCCCATGTGCTGGCCGACAGCATTGCCGATGCCCACATGTGGGCCGTCGACAAGCCCCTGCACCCCAGCCTGATCAAGGACATCCTGGAAGGCGTCAACGCCAAGATGCGCGAGCTGACCGCCGGCGGCTACCTGCTGGGCGGCCAGGCTTGGTTCGATGCAGCAGCCAACGAAGCGGCCACGCTCAAGGAAGGCCAGTCCTTCATCGACTACGACTACACCCCCGTGCCCCCGCTGGAGAACATCAATTTCCGCCAGCGCATCACCGACCGCTACTTCGCAGACTTCGCCACCCGCGTGCAAAGCGGCGGCTAAGCCCAGGCATTCAATTTCAGGAGCAACCACATGGGTATGCCATCCAAACTCAAAAATTTTGCCCTCTTCGTCGACGGTGTCAGCTGGGCCGGTGAAGTGCCCGAACTCACACCGCCCAAGCTCACCCGCAAGATGGAAGAGTTCCGCGCAGGCGGCATGCGCACCCCGGTCAAGGTGGATCTGGGCACCGAAGCCCTGGAGCTGGAAGTCACCGCCGGCGGCTGGATGAAAGACGCACTCAAGCAGTGGGGCGCCACGGGCATCGGCGCCGTGCCCTTGCGCTTTGCCGGTGCTGTGCAGAACGACGACACCGGCGAATGGAGCAAGGTCGAGATCTTCATGCGTGGCCGCTGGGAAGAGCTGGACATGGGCTCCGCCAAGGCCGGCGACGACACCGAGTTCAAAGCCAAGGCCACGCTGAGCTACTACCGCCTGGTATGGGACGACGAAGACCTGATCGAGATTGATGCCACCGGCCTGATTGAAAAGATCGGCGGCGTCGACCTGACCGAGAAGGTGCGCCAGATCCTGGGCATCTAAGCGCCTGCTCTCCCTCCGCCCAGGGGCTGGCGCCCCTGGCGATCCCACCCATTCACCTCAACCGACCTCACTGCTATGCAAACACCCGACACCGAACACACCACCACCGACAAACCCGCCACCGACAAACCCACCGGCGACATCGTCACCGTCACCCTGGATACCCCCATCGCCCGCGCTGGCGGCAAGCAGATCACCGAAGTCACCCTGCGCAAACCCCTGGCCGGCGCCCTGCGCGGCGTGGCCATGGGTGACCTGGTGGCCTGCAAGTACGACGCCGTCGCCCAGGTGCTGCCCCGCGTGTCCACCCCCATGCTGCTCAAGCAGGACATCGAGAGCATGGACCCGGCAGATCTGTTCAAGCTGGGCGGCGAGGTGGTGGGTTTTTTGTTGACCAAGGAACAAAAGGCCTTCATCCCTCAATAGACGTCACCCAGGTGATGGCAGAGGTGGCCTATTTCTTCCACTGGCCCCTCTGCAGCATGGATGCCATGCCCCTGGAAGAACTGCTGGACTGGCGCGAACGTGCCGTAGGCATCCACAACCGCATCAACGCCCCGGAAAGCTGATCCCCCATGGCTGATAAAAACTTGCGCTTGCGCGTCATGCTGGAGTTGGCAGACAAGGCGCTGGGCCCGCTCAAGCGCATCAGCCAGGGCAGCAACGAAACCGTCAACACCCTCAAGGCCGCCCGCGACCAGCTCAAGCAGTTGCAGGCGGTTCAGGGGGATGTAGCTTCGTTCCGCACCATGCACACCCAGCTGGGCGAAACCGAGGCCAAGCTCAAGTCGGCCCGCGACAGCGTGCGCCAACTGGCGGCCAGCCATGCCCTGGCAGGCCCGCCCACCAAACAAATGGCAGCGGCCATGGCTGCAGCCCGCAATGAAGCGGCGCAGCTAGGTGCCAAGCTCAACGGCCAACAGCAAAGCCTGCAGCGCATGCGCGACAAGCTCAGCGCCGCCGGCATCAGCACCAGCAACCTGGCGACCCACGACAAGCAACTGCGCGCCAGCATTGCCGCCACCACCCAGGACATCACCCAGCAAACCCAAGCCCTCAAAGCCCAGGCCGACATGCAGCGGCGCGCGTCCAGCCTGAAGGCCGCCCAGAACACCAACGTCGGCAACCGCGCCCAGGCCCGCGGCGCCCTGCTGGACGGTGTGGCCCTGGCCGCCACCCTGGGCGCCCCCATCAAGATGGCCATGGACTGGGAACAACGCATGGCCGAGCTGAACAAGGTGGCCAACAAAACCCCGCATGAGCTGAACGCCATTGCGGCCGCCGCCCAGCAGCTGGCCGTGGAAACCGGCGTGGCCCGTGAAGAAATCATCGGCGCCTACATCGCCGCCAGCCAAGCCGGCTTTGCCGAAAGTGAGTGGGCGCAGTTTGCCGAGGTCTCCGCCAAGATGGGCGTGGCCTTTGACACCACGGGCGAGAAGGCCGGCGAGATGCTCAAGGCCTGGCGCAGCGGCATGGGGCTGAGCATGGACCAGGCCGCCGCCCTGGCCGGCACGGTCAACCACATCGCCAACAGCATGAACGCCACCGCCCTGGACATTGGCGGCGTGCTGCAGCGCCAGGGCGCCTACCTGTCCGCCATGGGGCTGACGCAAACCCAGTCCGCCGCCCTGGCCGCCACCATGCTGTCCGGTGGCGCCACCGAAGAGATTGCCGCCACGGCCAGCAAGAACTTCATGAAGGCCCTGACCGTGGGCTTTGCCGCCAGCAAAAGCCAGATTGAAGTGTTTGACATGCTCAACCTCAACCCCGAGCAACTGGCCAAGCAGATGCAGCAGGCGCCGGAGCAGGCCATCGTGGACGTGATGCAGCGCCTGCAAAAGCTGGCCCCCGACCAATTGGCCCCGGCCATGAAGATGCTGTTTGGTGATGAATCCATCGGCCCGGCCGCGCAGATCGTCAAGAGCGTGGACGGTTTGGTGGCCGCATTCGAGATGGCCGGCGACACCGCCAAGACCATGGGCAGCCTGCAGGCCGAGTTCGACAGCATGGGTAACACCACCCAGCAGCAGATGAAAAAAGCGGGCGAAGGCGTCAAGGTGGTCACCACCGCCCTGGGCGCCGGCCTGCTGCCCTCCATCAATGCCAGCCTGGCCGCGTTCGCGCCCATGGCGCTGGGCGTGGGCCAGTGGATGCAAGCCAACCAGGGGCTGGTCACCACCGTGGTGGCCATCATTGCCGCCATCATGGCATTCAAGATTGCAGCGATTGCCGGGGCCTATGCCTTCACTTTCTTGAAGGGGGCCTGGTTGTCCGGCCAGGCCGTGCTGCTGACCCTGCGCACCGCCTGGATGCTGCACACAGGCACCCTGGTGGCGGGCACAGCCGCCAGCCGCACCGCCGTGGTGGTCAGCAAGGCGCTGACCGCGGCGCAGTGGCTGTTCAACGCCGCCATCGGCGCCAACCCCATCGGCCTGCTAATCCTGGGCATCGTCGCGCTGACAACAGCCGGCTACATGCTCTGGCGCAACTGGGAAAACATCGCCGCGGGCGGCAAGCTGCTGTGGCAGGACCTGTCCACCTTCCTGTCCGGGGTGTGGGCCGGCATCACCAACGCGGCACTCAGCGCCTGGAACGGCATCACCAGCACCGTGGGCGGTGCCATCCGCGCCTTTGTGGACAGCGTGCGCAGCGTCCTGGAAGGCGGCGTGGGCGCATGGATCACGGCATTGCTCAACTTCTCGCCCTTTGGCGTGCTATGGAACGCCATCACCGCGGCGCTGGGCGCCCTGGGCATCCAGGTGCCCGAGCAATTCCGCAACTTTGGCAGCTTCATCATGGACGGGCTGATCGGCGGCATCACCGGCAAGCTGGCCGCCCTCAAGGACGCCGTGGTGGGGGCTGCCACGTCGGCCGCCAGCTGGTTCAAAGAAAAGCTGGGCATCGCCAGCCCCTCCAAGGTCTTCACGCAGTTTGGCGGCTGGATCAGCGAGGGCGCGGCCGTGGGCATCGAGGCCGGCCAGGCCGGTGTGCGCGCCGCGGCGCTGGCCATGGCCGGGGCGGCACTGGCCCCGGTGGCATCGGCCGGCACCGGCACGGCGGCAGGCCCGGCGCCGGTGGTGGCACCTGGCGCGGACATCGCCCCCAGCGCATCGGCCACAGGGGCAGCGCCTGCCGGCGGCGGTGGCATCAGCATCACCATCCACGCGGCACCCGGCATGGACGCCCAGGCCGTGGCCCGCGCCGTGGCGGCCGAGCTGGACAAGCGCGAGCGCCAAAAGTCCAGCCGCGCCCACAGCGGCATGTACGACCGCAGCTAACAGACAGAGGCAACACCGCAATGCAAGGCTCCATGCTCATGGCCCTTGGGCAATTCATCTTCTCGCTGGACACCCTGGCGTTCCAAGAACTCAAGCGCAGCAACAGCTGGCGCCACCCCAGCACCAGCCGGGTAGGCGCCCGCCCTGCCCGCCAGTTTGTGGGCGTGGGCGATGAGACCTTCTCGCTCAACGGCTGGATTGCACCTGGCCAGATTGGCGAGTACACCAGCCTGGCCGAGCTGCGCGCCATGGGCGACAGCGGCCAGGCCTTCGCCCTGGTCAGTGGCAACGGGGAAGTGTTTGGCCAGTACGCGATCGAGCGGCTGGAAGAAACCGGCACCCTGCACGACCGCTGGGGCAACCCGATGCGGGTCAGCTTTGACATCCAGCTGGTGCGCACCGACGACGACGCCGGCGGCCAGCAAGTCCACGTCAACGAACAGGGCCAGTTTGTAGCCCCCGGGGAAGAGTGAGCCCATGGACACCGCACGCACCCACCCTGCCCCCACCTACGCCCTGAAGGTGGCCGGCCAGGACATCGCCCCCAAGATCGCCCCGCGCCTGGTCAGCCTGACCCTGACCGAAGGCCGCGAGAACACCGCCGACCAGCTGGACATCGAGCTGAGCGACCATGACGGTCGCCTGGAGCTGCCCCGCAAAGAAGCCGAGATTGAGCTGCACATCGGCTGGGTGGGCCAGCCGCTGATCGACAAAGGCCTGTTCGTGGTGGACGAGGTGGAACACACCGGCGCCCCGGACAAAGTCACCATCCGCGCCCGGGCCGCCGACCTGGGCGGCCAGATCCGCACCCGCGCCGAGAAAAGCTGGCGCACCACCACGCTGGGCGCCATCATTGCCGACCTGGCCCGGCGCAGCCAGCTGACCCACAAGGTGGACGAGCGCCTGGCCCAGATCGCTATTGACCACCTGACCCAGACCAACGAAAGCGACATGCACCTGCTGACCCGGCTGGCCCGCAAGCACGACGCCGTGGCCACGGTCAAGAAAAAGCACCTGCTGTTCATGCCCATCAACGGCACCCGCAACAGCAAGGGGCAAAGCCTGTCCGCCATTCACATCACCCGCCAGGACGGCGACCAGCACCGCTGGAGCAGCAGCACGCGCGATGCGTTTGATGGCGTGAAGGCCTATTGGTCCGACAGCGTGAACGGCAAGCGCAGCGGCGTGGTGGCCGGCAAGAAAACCGGCAACGTCAAAACCTTGAAGGAAACCTATGCCAGCGAGCAGGACGCCCTGGCCGCCGCCCGGGCCGAGCGCCAGCGCGTGGAACGCGGCCAGGCCACGTTTGAGCTGACGCTGGCCGTGGGCCGCCCTGAGGTCACGCCACAGTCACCAGTCACCGTGAGCGGCTGGAAGGAAGAGATTGACGGCCAGGGCTGGCTGGTCAAGGAGGTCATGCACAGCCTGAACGAAGGCAGTGGCTGGACCAGCAAGGTTCAGATGGAGCGCGAGGCAGAGTCGGAGTAGCAATTCGCCAAAAGGCACTACTCGCCACATCCACTTGTGGCTGCGCCCGTCATCCGGTTCTGTGCCAACAGACTGCATCAACACTGCATAAAATCACAGTAGTAGCATGATGCGCTAGGTAAGATTGCTGCTCATCAACCGCCAAGTATGAAATCTTGTCTTGCGGACGATTCACACATTCACAAAGAGTGTTCAAGCTTTGAGATTTGAGTAGAAATCTTTAAGGTCTAAAACGCTCCGCCGAATTGAACGGAAGTCAGTTTTTGGCACTGTGATCGAAAAATCCGAGTCATCATCCCCTAGATCAAGAATTCCCTGCGGCGCCTTGGCGGTGTTCATCAGATCTACGTAGCAGCCATAGTCGATTCCGTAGACATGAAACCGCCTGCCAGGCGCGTCTTTTGCTGAAGTACTTTTAAGTAATAAGTGAAGTACGCGTTCGTCGTACAAGTAATCAATAAGATTGTCGCGAGTTCCCGACTCGAGCAGGAAAGCCTTTGTTCGACGCTCCTTAATCACTTTATCCACGATCCATAACAGCAACGACTTAGCTTTTTCATTCGCGCTAACTGCTGCATCTTTTGATCCTTGATACCACTGCTGCGCAGCGGCCCGGACGTCGCTAACCGAAATTGTGCCGTCTCCAGCGCGCTGTGCTGCATGGCTGAGAATATGAAGTGCGTCCCGTGGCACTCCTTCACAAGCACGGACAACCTCTTCAAAGGCATTACTTTGAGTGAACCCTTGAGAAATCAGTTCTGCTTCGTTTTGAGGAAATGCCAGCCCTAATGCTTCAAGTGCGGCCTGTACGTGTTTCAATACAAGGGACTTGAAGAAAGCTACAGCTTTGAGCACTTCGTTATCGAAGACCATGTAGTCATCAAGATTGATAGCAGGTGAGAGGTCTGATCCGAGTTCTAGCCCGATACTGCCGACAGTTGGATTAGAAATGCGAAAGCGACTCCGCTGTTCAATTGCAGCAATTTTGACGGTTATGCCTTTGGTTGGCAGGACAGCTCGCCTTAAAAGGTCCGCTAAAAAAGGCTGAAGATCGAGAGGGACCTCGCTCCACTCATCGAACAGCAGCCACAGCCTACTTTTTGGAAGCTTGTTCGTAACCTTGCGCAACGCATCGCCGACCTGTCCAAAGTTGACACGGTGTACCTCATGTCCTGCGACTATCTTTTTGCCGGACGTGGCATCACGCGCTGAGTCAACCAACTTGACTCCGCCCGTTAGTGACGGCGCCACCATCTGACCAGAAATACCTAGGGTGAAGTCCAAGCCACTCGAGTGCTCGGAATGTGCGCCCTCTTCGACCGTCGTTGTACCGACCACCTTGACGGAGCTGTGCGCTACAAACAACTCATTTAACGCAGAACCGGCAGTCCCAAGGTTGACTAGACCATGCTCATCAATTGCCAGCTCCATGAGCCTTGCATGGATGGCTGCAAGCACATCGATAAGAAGTCTGGTCGCGCGCTGTGCAAGCGGTATCGAAGAGTCGGAGTAAATTCCCCCTGAAGATCCCAGGTTGCGCATATCCAGCTGAATCGCAACCTCGTTTTCATTCAGCTTATGCTGTCGCAGTACAGTCAGCAGATGCGTTTTTCCAGTTCCGCGTCGTCCGAAGATAATTTGATGGTCAATTGATGCCAGTGCGACGAAGACCGCTCCAAAATCAACAAATGTCTTCTGTAGAACATCGTCATCTTGTCGCTCGGCACGCTTGGCAATCTGCAAGAGCGCTAAATTTGTGGGCAACATTCACTTTTCCTCAAAGATTTGGCCGGTCAGGTTTCCAATCATCACCCTGGTCAGCCACTAGGGGGGAGCCGAGTCGTCAGCCAACACCCCGTCAGACAAAAAACCAGGCAAAGAGCTGCCCGCAATGATGTAAACGTTTTGCGCTCTGGCTTTCTCGACCTTGGCAGGCCCGGCATTCCCGCCGCAGGCCAAAAAGATCAGGTTCTTGGTGACGGTGCTAACAACGGCCAGGCCGGCGGCGGCGGCCTGGGCCTCAAAGGCTGCACGTTCGGCCTTGTCGAAGCCGGTGAACAGGATCTGCGGGCGCGATTCCTGGGGGGTTTCCGGGGCAGGCTTGGGAGGTGGTGGAGAGTACGGGTCCACCAGCAAAGAATCGCAGCCGTCAAGGTACTGTTGCACCCTGTCTTTGCGGAAGTTCTTCACGGCATTGCTGGATGTGCAGTACCCGCGAAGGTAGTGCCCAGACTCTTGCCACTGGGTCAGCTCGCGCTGACTGGCCTCGCCTTGTGCGTTGACGTAGGCAAACCGAAGGCTACGACCTTCTCCCATACGCTGTCCTCCCAATGCCCCGCCCTCTTTGTGCCGTGGGCCAATAAGTCACGGATGACTTAATCCTTGGATGAAAGAAACGCCAGCTTGGCTACGGCCTGCATGGCCTCTTTGCCTTGTTCCGAGCCTTGACGCCACGCCTGCAGCAGCTCTCGCTCCACAGGCGCCAACGTGGATTCAGCCTCGCCAGCACGTTGACCTGTCACAACATAAAGCACGTCAAAACCCACGCCTGCCATCACAGCAAGAGCGGGTGCATTTGGCGTTGCCTCCCCGTTTTCCCAGGCAGACAAAGTGCGTCTCGAAACAGAGCACGCATCGGCTAACTCAAGTTGCTGCATATCTATGCGGATGCGCTCTTCCCTGAGACGATCCCCAAAGGATGCAAAATTCTTCTCTTGCATGTATTGACATGAGCAGATTTCTGCTCATAATGCGTTTACGTTGTAACAATCTATGCCCAATAGTACATGACTACCTCTGCGCAACTCACACGCAAGCACTCCGGTTCGGTCGAGCGCCTGGTGCATGAAAAACCCATCCCCCTGCGCCTGGCCAAGAACGAGCTGGCCGAGGCCCACGACAAGGCCCGGGCAGAGGGCCGCAGCTCCAGCAACTTCTGCCGGCTGATCCACCTGATGGGCATGGCCCGCTACCGTGAACTGGGCCGCGTGGAGCTGGGCGCCGCCGACATTGCCGGCCAGGGCTGAGCAGGAGCAGGCCATGGGCGGGCGCATCAACTTCATTGACAGCAATTCTCAGCGGGCCAAGGCCGCGCTGGTTGCCAGCAGGCACCTTAACGAGGCAGCCGACAAGGCGCGTGCCTTTGAAGGCCGGGGCGTGCATGGCTGTAACCAAACAGCACAGGCCAAGCACCAATTCAAGGGGACCAACAAGGAAGCCATGCGCCTGCCTTGCCCGCATTGCAGGCACCCCAGCGTGATCCGCACCAGCGAGCAGATGACGACCCTGATGCGCCAGTACGTGTTTTGCTGCGTGAACCCAGAGTGCGGCCACACCTTCGTAGGCACGCTGGAAATTTCCCGCACCCTGTCCCCTTCTGCCACGCCAGACCCCAGCGTGAACCTGCCCCTGTCTAGCCACGTGCGCCGCGACATGCTGCGCGCCCAACTGGACCATGCGGGCACCTCCGAGCATGTGACCCGCAGCACCGCCCCGGTGACGGGCGACCTGTTTATGCAGGGCGCACCGCCCGCTGACTGACCCCACCAGCGCCTAGCGCGCTGACCTCTCCCCATTTCACACACCCACCGACAGAGCCTGTTTGCAGGCCCTGAGGGACTTCTTACGCCTTTTTTCTGCCACCGGAGGTTTGACCATGACGCTTGCCACCCACCACAAAGAGCCGCTGCAGGTGCTTTGCGAGTTCTTCAATCTGGCCTGGTGCCACAGCCACGGCGGAGCGCGCGTGGCGGCCCGCCTGCTGCTGAGCCTGTACAACTCGCGCCGCTTTCCGTTTGAGCTGGACGAGCTGCGGTGCCTCGATAGCCAGCACCTGGCCGACGCCCTGGTGCTGCTGGAGTTCGACGCCAACCTGCAAAAGGAGGTGCACGACTGGCTGAACCACCTGTTCGGCCGCAGTGACTTCGGCATGCGCTTTGAACACCTGGCACACATGTGGGCGCGCAAGGCCAAGTGGGACAAGTGCAAGAAGGAATTCCTGCACCCCGTGGAGCCGCTGAAGCTGGTGTGGAAGGCTGGAGGTGCGGCATGAATAAGCACCGCCCTGCACCCACCTACGTACGCAAGTACATCCTGAAGATGATTGCGCAGTTGGCCCGCCAGTTAGGCCATGCTGAAGATAGCGTCGCAGCGCTCGCGCATGCCGGTGGCGTGCTCCAGTTCATCGGTCAAACCGGATCCGGCCAAGGCCTCAACAGCGCCCAAGAAATTGCCCAAACCGGAAACAGTGATGCGGCGATAAAGCTTGCCATCTTGGTTGCGCAAGCCGATCACCATGTCGGATCCACCGAAGTGTGGATTCACCACTTCTTCCAGGCTTTGCAGCAAAGCCGCATCGTTTTCCAAAGGGGCAATCCCGGCAATCAGTTCTGTCTCCATGTCTGGCTCTCCAAAGTTGAGGATGTCGATTTTGGTTACGCCTTGAAGTATGCCGCCAAGGTGAGCAGCAGCCTAAATCAGCAAGGAGGTGCAGCATGAGCCTGTACCGCATCACCCACATCGACGCCGGGCGCCGCCTCCGCCGCATGCGCGTGCTGGCATCCAGCCGCGCCCAGGCCGTGGCAGAGGTGGAAACCGCCTTTGGCGCAGGCTGGTGCATGACCGTGGTGTGCATGGGGGTGGCGCATGGCTGACAAGGCCCAGGCCGTCAACCCACAGGCCGCCCGCAAGGCTGCGCTGCGCCAAGCAGGCAAGGCGCTGAAAGCTGCCAAGCCGCCTGTGGCCTGCGCGGCCAAGCGTAACAAGCCGGCCACCGATTACACGGTAGAAGAAAACCGCGCCTACCTGGTGCAGTTGCGCAACGAGCTGCTGCGCAATGCCAGCGCGGGCCGCTGGCATGACGGCGAGGCCAAGGAATGGTCGCGCATTGCCCATGAGCAGCGCGTGATGCTGATGCTGCTGGCGGGCCTGGACGGCGACCTGCAGACCCTGGCCACCCGGGCCTGGCGCGAGTTCACCCCGCCCGAGCGCAGCGCCATCAAGTCAGAAATCCGCGCGGCCAAGCGCGCCTTTGGGGGCCTGGCTGCGCTGTGCAGCCGGGTGCAGTGACTATGGCCCGCAAGCCCATCTCCCCGGCCCGCACGCTGCCCACGGCGTCGCTCAAGGATTGGCAGCGCGCCAAGCCTGCGCCTTGGATGGTCAAGCGCGCCCTGGATGCGCTGATGCGCGCTGTGCCGCCACAGTGGTGCCAGCCGATCAAGGCGGCGGGTCTGGGCCGCCTGCTGGGTGATGCCCAAGACCCGCCGCCGCTGTGGCTGCAGTCCTGGGACGCCATCCAGGCCATCAGGGAGTTTGATGAACGCTTTGGTAAGGCCAGTAGCTGGAACCTGAGCGACTGGGAAATCTGCGCCATGGCCAAGCGCATGGTGCAGGAGGCCCAGGAGCTGGACGCCGCCGTGCAGGCGGAAACCGTGGAGGTGTCAGCCCGCCTGGATGTGGTGCGCCTGCTGCTGCGCATGCTGGGCGTGCGTGAGCCCCATGCACTGAAGGGCGAACCCGATGTGCTGCGCGCCCATGATGAAAGCTGGTGGCGGCGCCTGCTGCGCAAGCATGTGACCCGCGTGGTGGAAGCCGGGGCCGTGCGCCTGGGTGTGGTGAACCGCCAGCAAGGCGGCTACGCCAGCGACCTGACCGTGCGCCGCCGCACAGAGCAAGTGGAGCGCAACATCAACGGACTCAAGCGCCGACTGTTCAAGAACGAGGCCGGCCAGATTTGGGCTTTGTCCGAGCTGGTGGCCCTGTCGCCGTCCAACCCAGTGATTCGCGGCGGGGAGCTGATGACGCGCATCCGCGGCGCCGAAGAGTACGCCGATGCGCGCAACCATGTGGGCCTGTTCCTGACGCTGACGGCGCCCAGCCGCTTCCACCCGGTGACGCTGGGTAGCGGTGGCCGCCCCCGCCCCAACCCGAAATATGACGGCGTGAGCACGCCGCGCGATGCCCAGATGTGGCTGCGC